ATCGGAGCATTAGCATTTTGGGTAATCCATGTAGCAGTAGACCTAGTAACTTGGTTGCACGAGCTACCACCGTTTATGGCGTAGGATATATTTGAGCCGCCAGTTAGAATAGAATTTGGCCTAAAGTTACCCCAAGATGTTATCCCAGAGGAATTAATGCAATCACCTATATAATAGCCAGTCGTTGTTGCCTCAAGGTAAGTCATATTAACCACAGGGGTCTGGGTGCTATAAGAGGTTTCAAGACTGATTTTCTCTTGCCAGTATCTTTTTATAAGAGGCACACGAAACTCCCCACTGGTGGTTGTCGATACATTCACCCAATCGGACCAAGTAGGAAGCGTTGTTGTTGAGGACTCCCGTACTTGGTAGGTTACAGTAGACCCAACTGGTACATATTCATCAAAGTAATATGGTCCACCTATCGGAGTAGATAAATAAGTATCGAATACTGGAGAAACCCAATTTGAAGAATTTGAATATTCAGGGAATTTTATGTTATCAAAAGATATTGTATCAACTCCACCACCATACCCTATTCCGACTCCAAAGTAAGGAGCAGAACTATATTCAGTATCAGTCATGCTGCATACTAGAGTATTATTTATAAAATAACTTATAATACCACTTTTGTTAATTACTAATCTAGCATAAATTGGAGAAGAGTAACTAAGACCAGTATTTGAGCAACTTGTTTGTCCCAAAGAAGACCCATTTTTAAATTTTGATATCCCAGCAGATGTTCCTACTGAGCTAAAAGAATACGAATACCCATTTTTCAAAGAATAAATTGGTCCATATGAGTTTGATGTAATTGTGAAATCTCGTATTACTGCATTGCTTGCACTAAAAGAAACTCCTGGCGTAGTCCAAGAAATAGTGGTGTCATATACTCCATAGAATTCTCCATTATCTATATTTGCGAATATCCCTATAGAATAAGTACATTTTGCAGAGTTTGATACAATAGAGCAACCACCAAACGGAGAAATGCTTGTCTGAGTCCAAGTAGATGTTAGCACTCCATAGCTAAAATCAGCAAATAATCTTGATGTTGTAGTTGATTTTCCAATTAATATGCTACCGTCTATTGTTGTAGAATCAATATTAATTAAAGTCCCATTATTCCAATCTGAAGCTTCTGTATTAACATGGCCCCAAGTAGAAGGAACCACCGAACCGGGGTATATAGTTGTAGAAGTAGGACCCTGATTAGGCAGCTGAGTCTGGTATAACCCAGTCTCCCATTCAGCTTGCGTGTCGTAGGTCTTGGAACGTGTGTTACCAGCAGACCGTATAACGCCATCGATAATGGTTCTGACAGGGTCTGAGGCCCTTTCGGTCGTTGTGCCGCACCTTCGCTCAATACCGCGGTTTGAAAGCCATACAAGGCAATTATCCTTCTCTCTTACACTACGGCTGTCTTTTACGCCAATTTGGGATGAAATCTGCCTTAAAACAAAGTCTCTCCTATCGTTACCTGAAAGAGCCCAAAGTTCATCCTCTAGGCCAATGTGGTACGCATTTTGATACTGGCCCATTAAAGCTATGACTTTTTTACCGTTTTCAAGACCAGAAATTGAAATAGAAGAAGGAGAAGTAGATACTCCAGGAATTTTAAGCGTCCAATCTGTACCATCACCCTCACCGGAAAGACGTATTCTGGAAGGTTCTCCGCTGATATCGGCAACCATTACCCTGTTTCTAAATGTGCCAATCTTGGTCCCCATAGGAATATTGGGTTGCAACGTGAAAGTACTAACTGTGGTTGAGAAAGGTACATCTATGCCATTAACACACCAAAGTTGACCAAGTGTCTGAACGCACTCATATTCAGCGGAAGCGTTAAGGTTATCTAACCCAACAATAGGATTACAGTCACCTTGGTTTTTTGTCCAAAAGAAAGACTGGCTAGAGAATAAAACGATGTACCTTTGCCCGTCAACTGCATTATAGTTCCACATGCCCTTAATGGCTTTTTCGTCAGTGCAAGGAGTAGCGTTATACTCGCCATACCCACGCCTACGATAGACAGAAAGGTCTTCGTCAAAATAGACGTTGTTAGCTGTTTGGAGGCACTCAGGAGGGATAGCATTAGAGGCCCAGCGGGTTACTAGTCCGCAGTTCCTAAACGGGGGGTAATTATATTCTTTTTCGTCTTGCGAAAGGTTCTGTCCAAAACAAACAGAAGGCCATAACGCAAGGGCTATTATGAGCCTTTTCATGGTTATTGTTTTCCGATTGCGCTAGGTAAATAATTTATTCGTTCAACACAACGTACTTTCATTAGGTCAGACATTACGTTGAAAGAGTCAAGGAAAACTTTTGCCTTGTCATACCTTTCATCCACTATGGATGCTTTATACGCACCGTAGTAGGTTAGTATATAATTAAAAGGCAGGAACTCAGAAATTGCATTAAACGGCACATCAGTATCATTAGTCAGTGCAGTAGACTGTGATATGTACTCAACCTTTATGGTAGCCAAATCAGAAGTAGCATTAGGGAAAGGCGCGAACCCTATCTTAGTGCGAGAAGAGAAGTTTAGGAAGTAGTACGTAGGAAGACCAGACTGATTCTCCCACTCAGCAGACCTTCCATCAAGCCCAGCCGGAGTCATTTCTTGTATAGACAAAGCATCCCTAGTTACCCTACGGATATATATAAAATCACTAGGAAGCGAGTAATACGTTGTCCCCGATACAAGAGGGAAGACTGTAGACTTGTAGTTGCACAAAGTCTTAACATCTACAACTTTCTGCCCTTCATTTATCCACGCGTTTAATTCGCTGTCAGAGAATCTTTCTCTTGTTGAATGAGCGTCAGTGATGAGAGAACGAGCGTCTGCCCGCAACTCACTAAGAGTCGAAGCAGACGCTTGTCCAGCAAGGAGCAACAGTAAAGATACTTTAAACAGCATTTTCATAGTTACTCGACAGTTGTGCTATCCTTGGAATCATAGTATTTGATTCCGTGTATAGTTTGAGCCGTTTGAGCGTCTAAAGTCCTGCAATATACCCCAGCTTCAGAATAATACTCGTACACAGACGGGCTTATTAACTTGTAGCTAGGGGCTGTCGCAGTGCAAAGATTACTATTAACTGAACCAGACGAAAGGCAGACTGTTTGCCCACCAGTAAGATTCTGAATAGTAATCCTGCGGGTCCTAAAGTCACTAGCTGATATAGCTGTCCATGTAGTAGATGAACACGAAGTAGCGAACGAAGACAGCGTATCACCATCATTTGAAGCAACTTTAGTAACCAACGGAGACTGCCTCGATGCGGCAAAAGCTATACCAACGAAGCCAAATATAGCCACAAACAGCATTTTGGTATGTTTAGTATAGTTTTTCATATATTACAGACAATGAGTCGCCGTATCTGTTATTACAGAGAAAGCACCACGACCAGTACCGGTAGATGTGCAGAAAGCAAAAGCCACACAATCCGAACACCCATACATCTGCCCTTTGGCAGTAGGGGTTATCGCATTGAGTTCAGCTATCGTTTTCTGGGCAGGGGTCATATACGCAGTAGATACCACGCCAGCACCCTGTACAATACCAGAACCAGTTACGGTTGTACCACTAACCGCGCCAGTTCCAGTTATAGTGCCAGCATAAATGGTCCTAACAGGAAGCACAGCGGTACCAATGTCGTATAGAGAAGCGGCTCCAGGAACGAAGTAGCCACTAGAATCTACACGCCAGTAAGAATATCCACCGGAAGTGTTGAACCCAAGGGTGCTAAAATCACCCTGCTCAGCAACAACATAACCGACGAATCCTATAATGGCGAAAAACGCCGATATAATAAGACTTTTTTTCATTTTACCTCCCTAGATTATTTCCGAAACTTATCTAGGCTATTTATAAACTGGTCGTCAGGCTCAAGCATGAGACCGATGCGCTTCCACTCAGATATGTAAGGCTCGTAACGAGGCCGTTCAAGAGCTTTCTTGTACGCAGGAGCCCAATCGGGGCTGTCCCTACGTATGACACCAAGGTCCTGCCAGCTCTCTATACACTCCCGAAACTTGTCTTCAAGTTCCTTCCGACGAGCATACAGCTGGTCACGCTTCCTAGGGTCAGTAACACGCTGATTTTTATGCTGTTCAAGTTGACGATTAAGCATATGAATCTTGCGATTTATAGCGTCCTTGTCAACACAGATATCATCTATTTGGGCGGTAGCAGAATACCCAGTATCCTTTACATCACCAGCCCCAGCCATGTCCTTAAGGGTTTCCAAATCTCCCTTAAGCGCCTCAGCTTCCTGAGCAGTTATCATCGGGTTAGTTCTAGATGTATCATCCGTTTTACGTTTCATTAGTTGAGTCCTCCGACTAGTATTATAACCCCCTGCCCCCATTTCTGAGGGCAAGGGATGAATCTAATTAGGCCTGATGCCCGTATATCCAGCGCCACTCAACGGTTGACACCTCAAAAGACGCGTAACCAGCCATCTTAAGAACCATAGTGTCAAACTCGCCAGTGCGGAAGAACTGGACCGGCTCCCACTCGCGCCATATGAGCTTCTGCTTCATCATCTTCGAGTTCATCATGAACCAGTTGGACGAAGAGGTCAGGAAGTTGTCCCATATAATGCACTTGTAGCGACCTTCAAGATAGTTCCGGTTGTTGATATTGTAATCAACCTTACCAACAGAGCGGAGTATCTCAAACGCCTTTTCAGCGTGGTCCATAGGAATCAGCAGCGTGTCCGGAGCATTGTACATGATATTGTCACGGTTGGTCTTCAGTTTCTTGAAGGCCAGTTCCGTAGCAAACACGTTAGCCGCAGAGAACGCCAGAGAACCCGCATTAGACTGATTCGCACCGCCAACCTTGGACGTATGCGCCGCGTTACAGAGGCTCAGACCATCACCAGTGGTGAAAGTACCGAACGCATTGTTAAACGGATACGCACCGCGGCTTTCGCGCAGAGCACGGAAAGAATCCGCCAGAGAAGCGGTCTTATCCTGAATCACACCATACAGGTCGTTACGAAGCAGACGGCGGGTAATCTTAATACCGTAAGCGTACTCACGCTCAGACACCGACTTCTTGTAACCTTCCTGGATGTCGTCATAGGAAATCTCCCCGTTAAATTCGGGGACGACACCACTATCACCAGTCTCCAGGTCATACTCTACAGCCTGTTCCGCATCTTTAAAGCGGTACAGGAGAGGAATCATCGAGGGGTAATCCCTATATTGGTCAAGAAAGACGCAAGAGAGGTCTTTCTGAACTATCGAGGGCCATTTGCCAGCAGTAAGCATTTATTTTCTCCTTATACTTAAAATTACGACAGCGGGCTGAACACAGTGGCGTTCATCGCGCAGACACCATAGAACTTCAGCTGAGCAAGGCTGTTAAGCCCAGACAGATTACCGTGCGTATAGGGGTCCATCATCTCATCAAGACCGTTACGAACGATATGGCGCTCAAACTGCACCAGACGAGCCGCACCAGCCGCCGCAGTCGTACCAAGCTTTGTGGGAGTGGTAGTATTGGGGACAGTCAGAACGAACAGGCCATGGAGCAGAGGCAGAATCTTCACAACAAGACCCGCACCAAGGGCATCACCAGCACCCATAGTTACGGAAGTTGTGCAAGAACCGGCGGCAGATGTATCAATGAAGCGGAGCATACCAACTACGCCATCATCAGTACCAGTCCCGGCAGTAGCCACATACAGGAAGCCAGTATCAATATTGTCTTCAAGAGAACCAACGGTAACAGTCGTACCATCGGAAGACGTAGCGGCAACACCAGTCAGGTCGTAATCAAGACGGCACATCGTCGCGCCCTCAGTCAGTTCAACAAGACGAGAGGGGAATATCTTGGAATCACCACCCTGCGGGGCGAACCAAGCAGCACCAGTGGCAGCGGCAATCACAGCAGAGTGCGCAGCACCCGCCACAAGAGCAGAACCGCTAGTAGCGTAAACGTGAGGTTCCGCAAGGATACCTACGTAGTTAGCCGCAGACGCGGCAGCGTTTACAATCAGAGTACCGAGGTCGGTTTCGGCGGTAGCACCTTTAATCATCAGGCCACCAGCCACGACATCAGTAGCCGAGTGTATAGGGAGGCGAACCACCCTAGACTTCAGAGACTGAATAACTTGCATTTATTATACCTCTTTAATTTTAATAAATCCGTTTGTGTAATTCTATGATGATGTCAAGTAGTTAGAACCCAACTTTGGGTCTAGGCGTGGGAGCCTGAGTGACATTAGTCACCTTGGAACTGTTCTTCGATAGACAAAAGGGACAACCAGCACCCTTCTTTAACGCTTGTTCCCCAACATTATGAGTATTGGGGTTCCCAACGTCGTCCGTCATACCAGAATCTGTGGTGTCACCATTATTCATGGTCCCAACATCAACACTCTGAGTTATGACTCCGCCAGCACCAGACCCATCAAAACTTCCACCACTATAATCAACCTTATTCAAATCAACCAGGAAACCGCATATCTGACACCTAACTTTCTTTTTGAACCCGCCCCTGCCTTGGGCCGCACCAGTGCGTGTGTTATTGGGCCTGAGAAGACCATCACCCTTGGTTTCAGAAGGAAACACATCAGAGAAACCCATAGGGTTTGTCTCTGGTATGAACTTTGCATCTGAACCGTAGTCTTTTTCAGCCATTACTTTTTGTACTTCTTATAGTCTTCTATTCCGCTAATCTTCACGCTCTTGGCTATCGGCTTCTTTTCCATCTTGCTAAGTTGAGTGTAGTAATCCGGCCTCTCGTACACATGTTGTTTGGCTACTTTCTCAGCTTTCTTAGGGCTATTGGTATGTTCTTTTTCTACCTTTTTACCCATTTTTACCTGTTTGTCTATTACCTTTACAGGCACTTTACTCTTCTTAGCAAGTTTCTTGACAGGTTCTATCGGTTTCATTTCTTGTTATACTTGTCAAACTCTTCTTTAGCGCTTATCATAACCCCGCCATCACCCTTAAGGTCGTGACGATACTTGTTAAGCCTATCGAGTTTCTCGCGGTCAGGCACTATTTTCTCCATAGTGGCCCTCTCATGAGAACGAAGGTCAGAGAAATCGGTAGGCATCTCCTCACCGTTATCGCCTTCATCATCATTGCTCCCAAAACGGGCAGAACCATTAGGAGTATTGCGCATATTCTTTTCTCCGACCTTACCCTTTATGTAAACTTCGGCTTTTTCAAGCAGTTTACCCATTTTCTCTTTATCATTCTTAATGGTATCGGGGTAATCAGAGAGAAATTCATCTATTTCTTTCTCATACCTAGAGAATTGAGGCTTTTTGGCGAAGTATTCGCTCTTGGTACGGTCATAGTTCTTGGATTTCTCAAGTTCAGCGTACCTGTCTTCGGTTTTCTTGGCCCTATCCTCAGCTTGCTTAACCCTTTCCTCAACAGAACGGTTAATTTCGGCTATCTTAGCTCCCATTACGTT